TTTGTTGTTAGATACGCAGAGCAATACAAAGTTGAAACTAAGGACACAACTATCTTACCAGTGCCAGTTTCAAAAGCAGTAGTAGTTGATTTGTTGGATTTTGATAGAACAAAGAATATTGTTTTAAATCAAGACAGCTTGATCACTAACTTAGAATCTACTGTAAATGGTAAAGATAAAGTAATTGTAACCTTAAGAACTAAAGAGGGCAACTACGAATCAATCATACAAAAGCAAGTTCAACAACAAGACAACTATAAAATTATGGTTGAAGGCTTAAAAGGCGACATTAAAAAATTGGACAGAAAAAATAAAATCAATAAGCTTACTAAATTTGGAATGGGTTTTCTAATCCTTGGTCTTGCAGTAACGCATAAATAATGGCAGACAGTCAGATTGATATAAAAGAAAGAATTAAGCACGAGTTTATAACTTGCGCTAAAGATCCGGTGTATTTTATGAAGAAGTACTACATGATCCAACATCCACAAAGAGGCAGAATGTTGTTCGATCTTTATCCTTTCCAAGAGAAGGTATTAACCTTATTTCAAAAACACCCCGAATCCATAATCAATAAGTCAAGACAGTTGGGTATCTCTACTCTAGTGTCCGCTTACTCTTTGTGGATGATGATATTTTCAAAAGATAAGAACGTTCTTGTAATTGCAACCAAGCAGGACACTGCAAAGAACATGGTTACAAAAGTTAGATTTGCTTACGATAACCTTCCAAACTGGATGAAGATTGGAGCGGCCGCAACTTCCAACAATGCATTAAGTTTAAGACTAACTAACGGTTCTCAAATCAAAGCGGTATCGGCAGCCGGTGACGCGGGTCGTTCGGAAGCCGTATCTTTGCTGGTGATTGATGAGGCCGCGTTTATCGATAACATTGAAACCATCTACACCGCTGCTAAGATGACCTTGGCTACAGGTGGTGGATGTATAGCTTTATCTACTCCTAACGGTGTTGGTAACTGGTTCCACAAATCTTACACCGAAGCGCAATTACAAAAGAATAGTTTTTTACCTATTTCGTTACCTTGGAGTGTTCACCCTGAAAGAGCGCAAGACTGGAGAGACAAGCAAGACACTGATTTGGGAGCTAGAATGGCTGCTCAAGAGTGCGATTGCGACTTTGCAACTTCAGGTAATACCGTAATTCCTCCAGAAATTTTAAGTTGGTACGAGGCAAACATGATATCCGAGCCAATCAATAGAGAAGGCCAGGAAAAAGCACTTTGGATTTGGGAATATCCCAAGCCCACCACGTACTATATGGTAGTGGCCGACGTAGCGAGGGGAGACGCAATGGACTACTCTGCTTATCACGTTATAGATACAGAGACATTAACACAAGTAGCTGAATTTAAAGCCCAGACAGATACCAGGGTGTTTGCCAACGAGTTGATAGCAATAGCAACCAGATACAATCAAGCCTTATTAGTAATTGAAAACGCAAATATAGGTTGGGACGTAGTTCAAGGCGTGGTAGAGAGCGGCTATTCCAATATACACTTTAGTCACAGATCTGACAGTAACGCGGACCTAAACAGTTATTTACAAGTGCATTACGGAAACTCTACTTTGATCCCAGGATTCACCATGAGCGTCAAGGTTAGGCCTTCGGTACTGGAAAAAATGAGAGATTTTATTGAAACCAAAACGGTAGTTATAAGATCGATTAGATTATTAGAGGAGCTTCGCGTATTTATATGGAAGAACGGTAAGCAACAGGCCATGTCAGGATACAACGATGATTTGGTCATGGCTTTCGCGATCGCTATGTATTTGAGAGAAACTTCTTTGAGATTTAAAAGAACGGCAGAAAGCCTAACTCACGCTACTTTAAATGCGTATACAAAAGCGGGAGACGATAGCCCGATGTACCAATCTTATACTAATTACGGTCAAAATCCATGGCAGCAAGAGATTGCAACTCCAATGGGAAAAGAACAACAAGATTTAACTTGGCTTTTATAACAATATAATATGGCAGAGAACAAACAAGACAACCTATTTTCGGCACTAAGAAGACTATTCTCGACTGATGTCATTATCAGAGATTCTGGAGGTAAGAACTTAAGCGTAATAGATACAGAGCACATCCAGACTTCTGGTGTAATTCAAACTAACTCGTTAATCGATAGATTCCACAAGGTATACACTACGTCTACTGCTTATGGAGTTAATCTAAATCTAGCGCAGAACTACCAATCATCTCGTGTACAAATATACGCTGATTACGATGCAATGGACACTGATGCCATCATCGCTTCTGCTTTGGATATTATCGCAGATGAGTGTACTTTAAAGAACGATCAAGGTCAAGTACTACACATTACTTCTGCAGACGAAAACATTCAAAATATACTAGAAAACCTGTTCTACTCGGTAATGAACATAGAATTTAATCTATGGTCTTGGATTAGAAACATGTGTAAGTACGGTGATTTCTATTTAAAATTGGAGATCGCAGAGAAGTACGGAGTTTACAACGTAATTCCATTTTCGGCTTACAATATCGTTAGACAGGAAGGCTTTAACCCTAAAAATCCAAACGAGGTAAGATTCAAATTTGATCCTAACGCTGCTATCAGTTCTACGACAGGATACACTTCGGCTTACAACAATCAAGATCCAGGAATTTGGTTTGATTTGTACGAAATGGCTCACTTTAGATTCTTGGGCGACGTTAACTATTTACCATACGGTAGATCTTACTTGGAACCGGCTAGAAAACTATTCAAACAATATACTTTAATCGAAGACGCGATGTTGATTCATAGAATTACTCGTGCCCCAGAAAGAAGAACGTTTTACGTTAACGTGGGAGCCATCCCACCAAACGAGGTTGAGAACTACATTCAACGTATGATCGGTAAGATGAAGAAGACTTCTCTTATCGACGCTCAAACTGGTCAATACAACATGAAGTTCAACCAACAGAACTTATTGGAGGACTTCTTTATTCCAGTTAGAGGCAACGATCAATCTACTAGAATTGATACTGCAAAAGGCCTTGAGTACAACGCTATCGAAGACGTTCAATACTTTAGAGAGAAACTATTTGCTGCTCTAAAGGTGCCTAAAGCATTCATGGGATACGAAAAAGACTTGACCGGTAAAGCAACGCTAGCAGCAGAAGACATTCGTTTTGCTAGAACAATTGAGAGAATCCAAAGAATCATTGTATCAGAATTAAAGAAAGTTGCATTAGTTCACTTGTACGCTCATGGATACACCAACGAGTCTATAACCAACTTCGATATTCACTTGACAAATCCTTCCATCATATACGAGCAAGAGAGAATTGCTATGATGAAAGAGAAGATTGACCTTGCAAACCAAGCAATGGAAAACTCTTCTTTACCAAGAGATTACATATGGAAGAACGTATTTAATATCTCCGAGGACGAATTTAATGAGCTTGATGACCTTATTGTTGAGGATCAAAAGCGTAAATTTAGATACAAACAAATCTCCGAGGAAGGTAACGATCCAGCAGAAACAGGCCAAGCATTCGGTACTCCTCATCAAATTGCTAGTCTTTACGGAGGCAAAGGTGACGGATCTTTAGACGTTCCTAGAGGCTACGACGAGACAGATCCTAAAGAGCCAATGAAGGTTCCAGGAAGACCTCAAAAGTACAAATCTATATACGGAACCGACGAATCTCCATTTGGCAGAAGCGGAGTTTACGATATGGCTACTCAGAATGCTGAGACTAAAGAAGATAAGACAGGAGTCAGTTTTAAAGGAGGCGCTATGAACATGGAAAGCACTAAAGCAATCTATTTTCAGAATAAGAACTCAATAGAAAAGATGTTTGAAAAGCAAAGCGCTAGAAAAACTCAGCTTTTTGAACAATCTGCCCTATTAAGCGAAGACAACATTATTGACAATCTAGATTAGAATATTTAGATATTTATTAGCAAGCCGATCAAAATAGCTATGGCAATTAAACATTCGAAATATCGTAACACCGGTATTTTATTTGAACTTTTAGTAAGACAGACAACTTCAGACCTTTTGAACAATCAGGACTCTAAAGCTGTCAAAATACTTAAAAAGCACTTTACCAATACCGAATTGGGAAAAGAGTACAGCCTGTACAGTGCTTTCGTAACGAGCCCAAAACTTTCAGAAGCCAAGGCAGAGATTCTTATTTCTACTATTTTAGAGCAGTATAAGAAACTAAGTCACGAAACGCTAAGCAAAGCAAAGTACAATCTAATCAAAGAAATTAAGAAGACCTACAACCTAGAAGACTTCTTTAAAGCCAAGATAGAGAACTACAAGCCTTACGCTTCTGTTTATACAATATTTGAATCTCAAAGCAGTCCAAATTCTGACACAAAACAGATAGTTCTAAACAAGATCAATCTATTAGAACATATCACCCAAGAAGACATTAAGGACGTTCGAGCTCCACAATCAATGGTTGAGGAATTAATGCATGAAGACAAAGAGATCAGAATTTTAACGTATAAATTATTGGTTGAAAAATTCAATAAGAAATATCAAGGCCTTTCAGAAAGACAAAAGGGCATTTTAAAAGAATACGTAGCAAGCATTTCAGATTCTGCTAACTTAAGAAAGTTTTTAAACGAAAAGTTAAAAGAGATCAAGCAAGAACTTATAGAGCAAACTGAAAAGGTAAAAGACAAGGTTACCAAGATTAAAACTCAAGAGGTTATAAAGTTCATTAAGCCATTGAAAGAAGGCATCGCCATTAAAGACGAAACAATTACAGGACTATTACAATACTACGAATTAATCGACGAGTTAAAAAGAGTCTCTAAATAATGAAGAAACCTTTCAATAATCAACTTGCCACTCAAAGACTAAGAAGCGAAGATAGCGTAACTGGAGGAAATGCTCCTGCAAATACACAGGCTACTTTCAAAGCTGGAGACGGTATGCAGTACGCTACTAAGAAAGCTTTCAAAAAGAAAAACGAGGTAAAAGACGTAGAACCAAAACTAGCCGCAGGTAAAGCAGAGATATACGCTCAAAAAAAAATGGGATGGAAACCTGCACCATCTATTCCTAATCGCCCATCTAAAGGTGGATTCCAATACAAGCAGATGTTTGAAGACATGGAAGAGGGAGTACTTCAACCAGTAAACCTGGACAAAGATTCTCTTTCTCCAATGGAATACCAACAAGCACAAAAATACGAGAACTTTAACGAAAACGATTGGACTTTTGACGACGTTTCTAAAAGATATATCAAAAAGCAAGCAGAGCCTGATCAAGAAATGCAGACCGAAGACGAAGAGAAAAAGTACTACGTTAAAGTTTCGGTTAGGGACGCAAAAAGAGCTTTAGACGTACTTAGAGACAATCCAAGTTATAGAGGCGTAGAGTTAAACGGATCTGATACGTACTACACGGCTGACGAAGATTTGGCATACGATATGATGATGG